GAGTTTCAACATCTTGCACAGTATATGTGCGTCGTTCGATTTTTTTCATTTTGCTCCTTGAGTCTTTCTCTTCATTCAACACTACTCCACCTCGTATGCTGCTTTAGGATCTATTGGATCTATTGTTGAAATTGGTTGCAATTGATTTGAAGGCAAACCTGTATGATCCATATCAGGCAAACCAACAGCATCAATTACCGATTTTGGATCAAAACCTACTTGGATTAACTTGGCTGCAATATCAGCACGAAGATTTAGACCAACATCTTTTGCGTCAGCCGCATCAATATTTTGCAATGGAACACGATATTGATCTCCAGATTCTCCAAGAGGTGCAAGATCTTCTACAAAACGGACATCATTTAGACTTAAGAAACCTTCGCGTAGACCTTTTGTATATGCATCATAGCGTTCTAATGTTGTTCCACGTAGCAAAGCATCTAAGTTAAACTTAATAAATCCATCTGATTCAGGTAGTAATGGTGATAGTGCTTGTTCTAATCTTTCAAGTAAAGGTCTTAAAGAGTGTTGTACAAATGATAAGTTTTGGGCTTCAACAGATGCAAATGACATCGCACCAGCAACAGGATGACCAAGTAGTGACACAGGCACACGAAATAGTCTAGCAATTTCTTCTACACCAAATCGGCGTACTTCTAGTAGTTGTGCATCTGCAGCATTTAGAGTTAATGGCTTAAATGTTGCACCGCTAGTTAAAATGCCAAGCTTTCCTGCACGATAAGGTCCAGTGTGAGACATGTTCCAGTTTCTAGCAATATCAGCGGCTTGTTCTTCAGTCATTTCTCCTGGAGATTCAATAACTCCACCAGGATTTGCTGCATTTCCAAAGTAACTTGCTGCATAAACTTCAGCGGCCATAGCAGAACCTAAAGTAATGCGAGCCGCTGCAATTGGGCCAAGTCCCAGTAATTGTCCAGGTAATCTAAACATAGGAATGTGTAACATTTCATTCTTTGTTAGAACCATTGTTTTTACTGATGATGGATCAAATGGTTGTGCATTATCATAAAACTGATTTACAGGATCTTGTGCGTTTTGCCCTATAGTAACTACATATTCAATCTCGCCCATTGGATCAGGACGACGAATACGAACTTGAAGTGGGTTTATGCAGTAAAGTTCCTTAACGTCTCCCATATCATCACGTACAGTTAAAATAAATGCATTGCCATGAAGATTAAGTGAAGAAATTACTTGCTCATAAAACTCTAAACGTGTTGCTTCAGGATTTGGTTTATTTATCCACGCAGGCATTTCACCATAAACTGATGCATAGTTTATTCTAGAACGACCACGACGGACATATGCAGAAAGTGGTAATGAGCTAATAGTGTCACCTAATAGTCTAACGCAAGCATAAACAGTTGACATACGAATTGCACTATCAGAGTTTACTTCTACGCCGGCTGGAGTTGCATATAAATTACGACCAGGTAAAAAAGGTTCAAGATACTGATTGTTGTATCTTTTTTCTCCTGCTTTACGCAGTCTATTTGATAGACTCATTTATCTGCCTTTTCTGTGCTTAGTTGATACCAGCCGTCTTCCCAAAGGGTTAACAACCTTTCAAAGTAATCTTGATACTTAGGTGCAATTGCTTTAAGTGAGTATTTTTCTATTGCTTGTTTTCTGATAAAATCTCTGTCAAGATCTTTTACATCTTCTGCAGCTTTAATAAAGTCCGCAAGAGATCTACATCTAAAACCAGTAATTCCATGTATATTGGTTTCTGTAAAAGCTCCCCAATCAGTTGTGATTGTTGGAGTTCCACAAGTTTGAGCTTCTACTACTATATTTCCAAATGGTTCGATATAAGTAGTCGGAGCAAACAAAGCAATGGCATTTCCCATCAGTTCTGCTCGTTCTTCAGGGCCAATATTGCCTATGAACTCGCCATAACCGGTGCCTCTTTCATCACCTGGACCTGCTAAAATTAACCTTTTGCCTAATCGTTCACATACTTCTTGAGCAATTCTAAAGCCTTTTCGCTCAATCATGCGTCCAATATAGAAGTAATAGTCACCTTTGCCTGATCCTTTTGGAAACATTTTAGGCTCAAGGTAACCATTTATAACTGCATCAAAAAATCCACCATCTACTGTGGTTGGATTTTTATGACCTGCATAGATTGAATGCATCCATGCATAAGACTCAAACACACGGTATCTTGCAAAAGTCCCACCATAACCGATGCCAAACTCTACTGACATATGATTTAGGAAAGCATCTGCAATTGGTTTGTGAGCATATCCACCAATAAGACAAATAAAGTCTTTTGGTTGTAGTCTATCGGTCATTTCTTTAATGACATTGCCATTAAACATTTGCCAATGCGGTAAAGTTGTATCAAATGAAGCTGAAGTATAGTGATTATTACCTACAGCAGCTTGTCTTTCATTTTCTGAAATACAAGTTACTAGTTCTGTTACAGGTGCTTCATTTTCTGATCCAGCATAAAGAATTACTTCATGGCCAAGATCTGTCATCATAATACAGAAGCGACGCACTTTTTCAGTAAATGCGCAACTTGTAAAATCTTTTGTTACTTGAGTGTGTGGAAGTGATACAACGTGAAATCTCATTGGTCCCCCGACCTTGATCATTCTGTTGGTACTTCAACCCAAGAAAGTGTGTCTTCGTTCCAAGTATAGCGCTTGTCATCAGTTGGCATTGGTGTTGGGGCTTCCCAAAGGTAAGTGTCTACATTTTTTGTCCAAGAATCAAATGGTTGTGGTGGTGCAAAACCGATGCCGTCAAATGTATAACCGATACCTGCGTAGTTCTTGTGAATTGGGAACTTGCCGTTTGAGTGCACACCGCCGATAGTGTTGTAAGAAGTTTGCACCCATTCGCCACCAAGATTTTTTTCACACCAATCAGGCCCGTCTGCCACAATCACTTGTGTTACAATCCCATCTTCAACCTTTGCGTAGTGACCCATTAGTTTGTCTCCTTTTCGCCGTACAAAGTGGCGCTATTTACTAGTTTTACATCTCGTTTTGTCATGATGCCACCCTTTTCATCAAGTTGTGCTTTTGCATCTTTTTCATTGTCTGCGATTATATGCACTAACATTGAAACTTCATAACTAAAGCATTGTGTTGATTTTGTTTCTTTGATCTTTGTTACATTGTCTTTCATCTTGCCCCCTTGTTAGATTGCGTACCGAACTATAACAACTCCTGAGCCGCCATTACCACCGTAAACTCCAGTATTACTGCCTAATCGTGTGCCGCCGCCTCCTCCGCCAGTATTAGTTTGACCAAAACCACCACTATTGTTTTGACCGCCATTTTTGCCCGCACCACCGCCACCTAGGCCGCCAGCTCCGCCTCCAGTACCAGCAGTTATTGCGCCGCCGCCTCCACCACCGACATAGTAGTTGCCGCCGCTTAGTTGACCTATGCCAGTAAAGTTTGTAAGAACGGTATAAAGACCAGCGCCGCCAGCGCCAGCGCTTGCTCCTTCGGTCGAATTGCCGCCAACTGCAGTTGCGCCGCCACCAGCACCTGAAGCGTCACCATTTGCAGTTCCACCCGCAAATCCTTGACCTGATACACCAGCACCAGCAGAGTAAGGACCGCCTCTAGCACCACCACCTGAACCACCATTGGAGCCTTCGGGGGTGTTATTTGAACCGCCACCGCCGCCACCAGTTGAAGTGATTGAACCGAATACAGAGTTTTGACCGTTTGTGCCTTTTTCAGCCCCGCCGCTTACACCAACGCCACCAGCTCCGACAGTAACTGTATAAGCTGTAGCAGATAATGACACTGCCGATTCTAGATTTGTGCCAGCTGATGCGTTGCCACCTGTCCAAGTTAAAGTTGAACGAACTCCACCAGCACCTCCGCCACCGCCTGCAACTCCACCAGCGCCTCCGCCACCAGCAACAACTAAGTAGTCTGCAGTGAGTGATTGATTTGGAGTAAAAGTCCCTGAAGATGTGAATATGTGATACCAATAAGTTCCGTCTGTAGTGATTTGACCGCCAGTTGCTTTAGCAGAACTTGCTAATACGCCCGTGTAAAAAACACTTGAACTTGTAAATGTGTGGATTGTATTGCCACCTGAAGTTGTTACTGTTCCACCAGTTGCTTTTTGTGTAGTCCCAGCGTAGCGAACTATAACAATTCCTGAGCCTCCCATTGCCGCGTTTGTGTTGTTTGAACCGCCACCACCGCCACCGCCAGTATTAGAAGTTGCAGGAGTTGCATTTGATCCGTTTCTTACCGCACCATTTCCTCCGACACCAGAACCACCCGTTGCAACAGGATCTCCAGCAAAAGAAGAACCTGCTCCACCGCCGCCTGAATAATTTGTGGACGAACCACTAATATCAATCGCAATACCTGCACCACCATTGCCACCCCTAGTGGCCTGTCCAATTTCTCCAGCAGCACTGGCACCACCGCCGCCACCTCCGCGGGCAGAAAAATTAGTATTTCCGCCTGCAAAACCTTGGTTTGCAGTAAAACCACCGCCAGTACCAGGATTCCCGTTATTAGCACCGCCGCCGCCTGAACCACCAGTCAAACCAGTCCGATCGCCGCCAGAAGCTCCTCCTCCGCCGCCAACAGAAGTTATAGTTGCAAGTACAGAATTACCTCCGCTCGAGCCCAATGTCATGCTGTTGTCGCTTGCTGCTCCACCTGCGCCAACGGTTGCAAAGTATGCAGTATTTGCTTCTAAAATTAAAGATGATTCAACAGTCCCAGGAGTTCCACCGCTTGCAGTTACGGTTGAACGAAGTCCACCAGCACCACCGCCGCCTGCAGCGTCCCAACCACCACCGCCGCCGCCTGCTACAACAAGGTAGTCAACGGTCAAAGACCTTACGTAATTTTGGCTGGCTACAATCCCGATGATTGGCATTTTAGACTAAGTCTCCCACGATAGTAAATGTGTTGCTCGCTGTGCAAATCACAGTACAAGCTGAATATCGAGCTCTTGTTTTTGGAGCAGAAGCAGTCGCGCCAGTTGAAGTGATTGTAACGCCTGCGCCTTGTGCGAATGTGAGTTGACCAGTTCCAGTCTGTTGAACGTGGATTTGGTCATTAGCTGCGTACACGGAAGGTGGGACTGTAATGGTAGCAGCCGCATTAACTGTGACAAGTTCGTTAAGATCTCCGATTGCAAGTGTGTAGTTGCCAGTTTGGGGGCTAAAACCAACCAAAAGACCAGGTCCTGTTGGACCTGTGGAACCAGTTGGGCCTGTCGCACCAGTTGGACCAGTAGCGCCAGTTGGGCCAGTTGCTCCTGTTGGACCTTCGGCTCCTGTAGCACCAGTTGGACCTGTTGCACCAGTTGGACCTGTTGCACCTGCAGGACCAGTTGCTCCTGCAGCGTAAGCATAAGCAAGAGAGTTCCACGCAGTTGCGCCATTGCCAATCTTAAACTTAGTTGTATCGGTTTCATATCCGATTTCACCTTGCGCAAGTGTTGGATTGTTAGATGTCCAATTTGCTGCCGTATCTCGGCGATTTTGGAGTCTTGCTGTCATAGTGGCTTCTTTCTCTCTTTGTTAGAAGGTTGTTACTGACGCACCTGCGTCGATTGTGTAAGTCCAAGTATTTGCATCAGATAACCCCGCGTTGTAGATCACGTCTCCAGTAATACCAGAAGCGTTTGCACCGCCATCGATATAATCGACAACTGGATTGTCTCCACCTTGTGGACCAGTTGCACCGGTCGGACCTGTTGATCCGCTAGGACCTGTTGCTCCCGTTGCTCCGGATGGACCAGTTGCTCCGCTAGGACCGACTTCTCCTTGTGGACCTGTAGATCCTGTTGCGCCGATTGGACCTGTTGGTCCTTCAGGACCAGTTGCTCCGATTGGTCCGGTAGGACCGGTTGCACCGACATTTCCTTGAATACCTTGCGGACCTGTTGCTCCTACTGGACCGGTTGGACCGACATCGCCTTGAGGACCGGTTGGACCTTGAGGACCAGTTGCTCCGGTTGGTCCGGTTTCACCTTGGATTCCTTGAATACCTTGTATGCCTTGAATTCCTTGTGGACCAGTTGCTCCAGTAGGACCTTGTGGACCTGTTGATCCTTGAGGACCAGTAGGACCTGTCGCACCAACTTCTCCTTGCGGTCCAGTTGCACCGATAGGACCAGTCGGACCAGTAGAACCAGTCGGACCAATTTCGCCTTGAGGACCGGTTGATCCAGTTGCACCTGCAGGACCAGATTGACCTGTTGCTCCTGTAGGACCTGTCGGTCCAATTGGGCCAGTTGCTCCTGTTAAACCTACATTGATAAGAAGTAATGCAAGCGATTGTGTGTTAAAAAAGTTAGTTGTTCCAGTACCACCTGAAGAATCAAGTACAACCGGGACACTGCTATATCCACCTAAAATAGTTGCAGTTGCTGTTAACTTAAACTTCTGGAAATTAGTATGAACATCTCGATCTTGAATAATAATAAAATCATCTGTTTTTAGTAGAGCTATAAAGACATCAATGTCATTTCCATTAACATCTAAATGATCTATTAAAAGCGTAGTTGCATTTATCTGGGTTGCA